ATAGTCGATAGTTGAGTCGCTCGACCATTTCATAGTGATAGAGGTTTCTGTTTTGGAAGTTAGGGTCTGATTAGAGGTAGCGTAACGCGGAATTTGCGGCAAAGCCCAGCTCCCGCTCCCCGAACAGTTGACAGCGACATAATAGATACCGGCTTCCGCGGACGCGCTAAAGGATTTATTGCCGAGGTTATTGTGCGAAAGTGTGACCGTACCCGAAGCCACGACCGTTCCGTTGTAGAGGTTGATCCTGGCCGACGAGTAGTATCTCTGAACGCCGTCAATGATGACCTTAAAATTGCCGGCTTGAACCCAGCTATTTGTCGAGCCGCCCGCGCCTTTAAGCGTCCATTGAATAGTTGTTGTGTTATTCGCTATGCTTTGGCTTTTAACGCTCCATGAGAAGTTAAGATAGCGGTAATAGTCGCCGCTACCATATGCGCTAGTATTAAATGAGCCGCTACTTGCCATTTCTAATCACCTCCCACGGAAACAAGCCCAATTCCGTCGTTTGCTATGTTATTATTCGTGTCTGTTATGGTTATCGGGATAAATCGAAGCTTATTGCATAGCGTAATTTCTTCCTCGACCACGCTCTTTTTCATGTGGAACTCGTCCTTATCTACCCAATAAATCTTATTGTTATTGCGGTCATAACCGGCAAAGCCCACGGCATTGTTCATGAGAACGTAGCTGCCGTCTTGCCCGTACATTTTAAGACCGCCCTTGTTAAGCTCGGCAATAAGCGCGTTGGTTTCGTCATACACTTCCAAAAGGCCGCTTGCATTGTTTACACCTCCCAGACGTAGCGTGCCGGACTTAATCATATCGGCCGTGAGGTTTATCACGTTTATAGCTTGCATGTTAAGCGTTCCGTCAATCGTCCAGGCGGAGTTAAACGTTCCGTTTATGCCGGTTTGAGAAAAGGCAATTCCCCCGTTATTTATCATAATCACATTCACCGCGTTCTCTTTCGGGAGCTGATCCACGACAAGGATTTTATCGCCCTCGTATATAACGTAAGAGTTCCCAAGCGCTCCCCAGATTGTGTCCATAGCGGTTTGAATTTCTTGGCCGAGCGTCACTTGTAAGGCTTCCGTAGTAGATTGCACGGCTTCGGTGGTCGCGTTGGTTATCGTCTCGACAAGGTTGTTAAGCGTCTTTTTGAAATTGCCAAACTCTAGTTGCTTGTACTTTTCCAGAATACAGTCAAAGTCATAAGCAATAACGTTAGTAGTCATTTCCAGGTTAAGCCGCGCGTCTATAACTTGCACCGTGTCGCCAATGTCGGTTATCTTCTCAAGGTTAGCGTTTAAGGTGTAGTTTACTTGCGGAACGTTGTTTTCGTTAAGGTAGTTTGAAGCCTGGGCGCGAAGGTCGTCTATTAGCGCTTGATTATAAGCCTCTTCGTCGAGGTTCCCGTCGCCGTCCTTATAGGCTTCCTGGTCGATATTCTGGTCGAAATGTACTGTCTTTGTATAGGGGAGGTCGTATTGCGTATCGCTTGTTAAATATACCTCTGGCAACATAATTCCGTCGAAGCCGGTCGGGAGTAGCTTTGTAACAACGTTATCCCAGTTGTATTGCGCGGTTATATCTTTAAGGTTCTTGCCATAGCGCACAACAACGCCGTTATCTTGTCCAATAATCTCGCGTATTTGAATATTAAACTTGTCCCGTACTAAATGCCCGCCCCAGCGCTCTATAACGCTTTGTATGGCCTCGTAGAGCGATTTTCTGACGCAATATAATGTTGATACCGTCTGCACGTCGGAAAGCGTCGTAAACGGGCTTTCTGGCTCCGTAGCGGAGTTAAAATGGTCGAGCGCGGCGTTACAAGTCATTCCCACGGCCCGCGAGTCTTCGATCAGGTAGTTCTCGCTATCGTAGAAGGTATGCCAGGCCCTTGTATAGATTTTGTTTTTCGTGCGCTGGACATTCCCGACGCGGAAAGTCTGATCGCCTTGTGGGGTTGGCGCGACCAGTATTCGCCCTTCGGTAATGTCGTCAACGTACTTAATCGAGGTCGTCAAGTCTAGGTAGAAGTCGCCGTTGTCCTCCTTATGCACAAGGGCTTTAAGCGGCAAAATTACGAGGTCGCCGTTCGTCTCGAAACTTGTATCGGTTTGCCCAAATAGCTTAATCATGACGCCACCTCTTTTGTATAATAAATTGTCACTTCGCCAGTATATGAGCTTCTGTCTACATCCCCAGTGCCAATAGTTATATCCGTTTTGCTAACGTTTATATAAATACCGCTCGCAATGTTTCCGAGGTTTATATGTGGGAGCGGGTATAAGGTTCCGCTTGTGTTTCGGGCAAACGCCTCAAATTTAATAAGCTCGTCAATGTTGCTTATGCCGTGTGGATAGGTGCTAGTGCTTGCGTTTGGGAGTGAGCTAATTTCTATGGTTTTTCTGTAAATCGTTGAGTCGTCAATCCATACCCCGCACGCTTTTTCCGTCGTCGAATATGTAAAGTCGTCGAGGACTTTCTCGGCAAATTGCTCGTCGATTTCTTCTTTCGAGTAGTAGTAGAATCCTTCGTTTGTTGCCATAACGCCCTCCTATATCCACCTCGAATAGTTTTCCACAATGCACCCTGTGACGATTCCCGAGAAGGTAATCTGGTTTTCGCCAGGATTAAGCACGAAGTTATCATAATCGCCGGTGACAAGCCTGTTTTGCAAGTTGCCAGGGCTGTCTTGGTAAGCTTCCATTGCCGCCGTGTCAATTGTTATATAGCCATTATCGCCAAGCGCGATCTGGAAGTATTGTATTCCGTTTAGGCTTATTCCTATATCACCAGAGCCGTAGATTGTCATTCTGGGCTTTGCGTAAGTATTGCCGGAGTTTGTAATTGTGCCGTCGCTAGACATTATAACTGCGGCCGCTACAATATGCGGAAGGTTTGCGGCGTCTTTGGCCGTAGAAAGAATGTGCGTTCTTCCCTCGTAAGCCGACGCGGTTTTAAGTGTTTCAAGCTGGGCGATTAGGGTTTCGTCGGTAATCTGAACATTGACCGGCGTGACATGAGGGTAGTAAATAGTTGTCGGGTTAGTTGAAAGCCATGTCGTAAAATATTCCACGGTTTCATGTGTCGATTCAATATCTGGCATCCTTATATAGATTAGTGGGTCGCCTCGATTATCGGCAATACATATACCATCGCCCGTAGAACCAAAATAAAACATTTCGTGCATAGGTTTGGCGGTAAATAGGTTAGACAAAATTATCGGCGTATCCTGCAATCGGGGCTGAACAATGTTGTCAATATCGCTAGTATAAAAATAATTGTAGCGCATTATTCCCGTGCTAGAATCCGGGGATTTATTCACGCCCCACGTTTCGTTGCCGGTATATGTTTTCTTTCCCACTTCTTCTCGCTTGTACCACGCCCCTTCGGTTAGGGTTGGGTCGTAATAGTCGGAGTCGGGTGTATTCTTAAAAATTTTGTCTCGGTAAGTGTCAAGCTTCAATAATTCCACGACTTGCGTAGTATATGGGACGAAAGAAGTCTGCTCCGACCCTTCTTCTAATTGTATATCGTAATAAGCGGTCTTCTCGCCAAGAGTGACGGGGGTGTTGACGTTGTTATAAAATGCTATGCGATAATACTTGTAACCCGATAGCGCTCGTCCAAGAGTATATTCTTGGTTTTGCGTTGGTTCGGCAACCGCCATTCCTCCCGTCGAAAGATTTGTCCAAGCGCTTTGGTCGTCTGACCCATAGGTCGTAACCTGTATTCTCGGCCCTCCATCTGTGCCAATAACAATTTTCTTCGCTTTACATGATAGATAATAAATTTGCGACGCGTCTGGAACCTCGACTATATAGCGAACATACTGTGTGCCGGTTGTTGAACTAGCGGTAATTTCGACACTATTTAGCTCTTGCATATAGCTTAGGCTGCTCGGATAAACTCGTTCAAAAGTAGAGTTAAGCGAGAGCAAGTTCTTTCCAAGACTTATGTCGTAGCTCTGCTCCTGATATGGTTGGAAGTCCGACGCCGTGGAGCCACGTTCTAATTGAAGGTCGTAGTAAGAAGTCTTTTCACCGACCATAACACTTGGAAATCTCGGGGAACTATTATTAAAATCGAGTTGGACAATTTTGTAACCACTAATAGTTGTACTGTAAGTATATTCTAACCCTTCTACTGGGTCATTGTTTCCAATCAGGTTTCCTGCGCCAGTCCAAGAAGAGTCACCTTCGTTTTTCCCAAACCAAGCCGCATAAATACAACTGTTCGTCCCCCTAAGGAGCTTTCTTGCCTTGCCAGAAATGGTATAGGTCACTGTCGGGTCTAGCTCAAGCCTCCATTGAGCCACCTGTATAGCGTTGGTCTGTATCGCCTCCATCGTAACGTTGTTTGAGTCGTAGGTGAGCGTATAAGACCCAATTCTAGTAGGAGTCGACGCTTCAAGGTTGAGAAAGTTTCTACCTAAAATCTTTACGTTCTGCTCGGCTGATACAACGTTTATGTCTTGTGGAAAGTCGGAATTGGGGGATTTTTGGCCCCCCACGTATTTTTCAAAATCGGTTCGAGTGGAGCTTTTTTCTAGCTGAATTTGTAAATCTGCGGTGATTGTCTGGTTTTGATTGCTTAAATAAATAAAAACATAATTCATACCTTCCGGAACCGTAAAAGTTCGAGAGGTAAGCGAGTCAGCGTTAATGTAACCCGCCGCCTCCGCACGCGCGCCGTAGTAGCTAACGCCGTTAGCCGGTTCGTCAATCGTAAAGGCAATTCTAAATCTGTTATTGTCCGTAGTGTTTAATCTTGAAAGAGTATAGGTATCTCCCGGTTGAGCCGCAACGTAATAGCCTCTATATGAGGCATTAGACATGATCCCGTTCCCGAGCGCTAAATTGTTCACCGCTTCGTAGTTAAATAAGTTCTTGCCCGTGTAGGTCTGCTGGAAGGCGTCGCCCTTGAGGTCAAGCTTGCTAAACGGTCTATCATCGGAATTTTCAAGAGTGAGGAAAGTCCCCTCATCACTTGCAACCTTTTCGGCGTCGTCTTCGAGCCTGAAAGTCGCGTTAAAGTTAAAGGTGTGTCCAGAATTTACATAAAACCATAAATATCCAAAGGTCTTGCTCGCCGTGAGCGTCGCGTTAAGCATAACTGTCCCATCGGTGAGCGTAATATATCCTCCGCCGAAAGAGTCAGAGTTCGAAGGTGCGCTTCCGATAAGACGAACGGAGCAATAATTTGGATTTGCTCCTTTTGCTGTTGCGCTTAATGTATAGCTACCGGCCGACAGATTAAGCCCAGAAACGGGAACATAAAACTCCGTTGACGCACTTGGAGTCCCCGAAATGTTCACGGCTCCATCGGAGACCGAAAGCGTGACGCCGTTGGCGGTTCTATTAAAGTCGGGAATTGTAATAAGGTTTTGAGCGGGAGGGTTTAGAATATAGTCGCCCTCGGTTGCGGAGTATTTGAACGGTTGACAGTGCATTTTTACTTTAGCGGTGCGATAGCGGACTAGTCTGTCGAAGTCAATCTGGTCGACAATTTGATAGTTGTAATATTTATCTGGCTCATTGGAAAAAGTGACCGTTCCTTCTGAGGTAAAGTAGGCGATCACTTGGTTTATATCGTAGTTGTCGTAAAGGCCGATCGTAAATTCCTTATCGTATGCGGCAAAGCCGAGCGGGGTTACAATATCACCGTCTCGGCCGTCTATGGTTTCGATTTCTGTTCTTTGCGCTGGTTTAGTGATTGGCGGTAGCTCTTGTATGATTAGCCCCGCAATATCTGCGCTTGATTGGTTGTTTAGAGTTATTGTATTTCTAGCCATATTTCCTCCCTTAATTATACACCAAATCCGTTACGGTTTTGTCTACAAATTTGCCCATTTCCTCGTCGTCCATGACGATTTTCATTTCGCTTAACGCTTCTTTAAATTGTCCTACAAGGCTCGTATCGGCGATTTGAGCGTCTTTTGCCACGCGAGCGGTAGTTGTGCTTATATTTGTGCTTAAATCGCTAGGAATGGCGTTCTGGAAGCTTGTGAGGGCGTCCGCGGATAGCCCATCCGCAAGCGTGCCGTCGAGCGTGCCGAGCATGGTTTCGCCAAGCGTTTTTACTCGATCCAGCACGCCGTCTTCTTCGTCGTCAATTCCGTTGCTTAAACCTCTAAGAAGGTTTATGCCCATTTCTTCGGTCGCTTTTGACGGTGACTTTTCCTGGAGCGAAGCCTTTAACCTGGAGAGAAGTCCGCTACCAAAGTTCCAAAGCGAGTTAAATATGCTATTGCGCTTGTTTTGATTTGCGATTCCGTTATTAAGACCATCTAGGAAGTAGCCACCAATTGTGGCCGCGGCCCTCGAAGGTGAGTGAGCGACGATTGAGCTTTTAAGTGTGGACTTCATACCTATACCGAGACTATCGACCGAGCTAGTAATTGCGTTTTTCTTTGCCTTATTTGTAAGCCCGGCGTTCAAGCCGTCGTCAAATGCTTTACCACCCTCTTCGCCGCCCTTCTTAGCCTTAAGAGCTTCCGTTTGCATAAGTTGATTAAGCATTTTTACGGCGGTTTCTGGTTTTAGCTTTCCTGCAAGAATTTGTCTTTCAAGCCATTCAGGTATATCTTTGCCCGCCGCTTTTGTGGTAGATAGCGCGTCGTTAAACTTAATCCAATTGTTCATTCCGGTAACGGCGTTGTCGACGGAAGTTTTGCCCGCGAGAATGTCCGCCGCAAGAGTTTTAGGAATATCTCTACCTGCCGCGTCGGTGTCGGCAAGTGCTTTTTGGAATTGCACCCAGCTATTCATAGTAGCAATAGAGTCGGTAACATTCATTTCGCCGCTTAAAATCCCTTCGACGAAATTGTCCGGGATTGTCACGCCCGCAAGACCCGCGTCGTCTAACGATTTGCGATAATCAATAAGCGCTTGCATACGGTCGATCGCTTCTTTTGGCTTGATTTCTCCGGCGGTGATTTGGTCGGCCAGAAATTGCGGAATCTGGATACCGGCGTCCGTTGCTTTTTGCGTAAGCTCGTTAAAGGTGATAGAGTCTTTCATTTGTTGCACGGCGTCTTGTGCGGTGATTGTTCCTTCGCGGATTCCGTCGCCTAAATTGGCCGGGATAGCAATGCCGTCTTCTTTAGCCTTTAGAACAAGGTTAGAAAAGTCGATTTCCGCTTGTAGCTCTTTATTTGCTTCGTCAACCGAAATTTTGCCGCTTCTAATTCCGTCGGCTAGGTTTTTAGAGACGTAGTAGCCGTCGTTATACATTTGCTCGGCTTTATTGGCTAGGGTAACAATTTCGTTTACCTGGCGCATGGCTTCATCGACATTATACTTTCCGGCAAGTAATCCCTGGCTTATACTTTCTGGGATTTTTACGCCAGCAAGTCCGGCCTCTTGTATCGCTTTGTCAAAGTTAATAAGTTTATCAAGCTCCGCAATAGATTTCGGCACCGCATAGCGCCCGTCCTCCATACCTTCGGCGAGCTGTTTTGGTATCTCGCGCCCAGCTTCGCGTGCTTTCTTGGCGATTTCTTCGAGCGCCACGGCCACGTTCGCCCTTCGCTCAAAGTCGGCGGCGGCGTCCGCGGTTTTCTGGTATTCGTCTTTAAGATTGGCAATGTCTTTGCCGTAGCTTTGGACAACCTTTTGACTCTTTTGGAAATTCTTTTGCGCAAAGGTTTCTTGATTGGTTAAGCGGATAAGTTCATTTTGTAGCGCTATGCTGTTTGCGATTTGTTGCGGGGTATATTTATTCTCAAATTCCTCGCGCCTTTTCTTTGCGTCTAGATAGGTTTTCTCGTTCTTTGCGTTTTGCTCGACGGCTTCGGCTAGTTCTTTCTCTTTGGCCGTCATATCCTCGGTTATGCCGGAGAGGTTTGTTCTTTCCGCTTCGGCTTGGTTAAGGTTTTTGCGAGCGTCAATGTTTGCTTCGATTTTACTCGTATTTTCGCTTAGTGCGTCGGTTTCCGCATTATAAGAAAGCGCAAGGTCGGGTACAAGCTCGTTTAACTTTTCGACGATAGCTTGCATTTCTTTCTTTTCGCTTGTAGTCTTATTCGTCCGCTTTGCAAGCGTCTCTAGGCGATAAATTAGCGCGTCAGTGTCGCGGAGTTCGTCGTTGGCCGTTTTAAGGTTAGCTTCGCGTGCCTTGCGGTTTTCTTCAAGAGCCTTAGTTCCTTCTTCTTGCTTTTTAGCGAGCTTTTCCGTCGCTTTCATATTTGCGTTAAGTTCGGTACTAGAGCGTTTAATTGCGTCGGCGGAGAGCGTCATAGCGGCTACCGCTGCCAATATTCCCGCCGTAGCAAGTCCCACGGGGCTTGTAAGCGCCCCAAAAGCCGCGCTAAGTATTCCTGTCGAGCTTGCCGCCCCTGCGGTCGCGGTTGCGGCTCCGCTTGCGGCGGTCGCTATTCCCGACACGGCACTCGCGGCCGTGCTTGCGGGCTTAACTATACTCGCAAGGGTTTTAGCCGTGCTTGCTAGTCCTGTCCCGAAGTCTACAACCTTTTTCACCGCAAACGCGCTTGTAATTGCGCCAAGTGTGACAATAACTTGCTCTTTATGGTCGATAAGCCAAGCAAGCCCGTCGCCAAGCTTTTCTAGTGCCGCTCCCGCCTTATTGCCAAAATCATCCCAGTTGACTTTAGAGAGAGCCTTAGAAATAGTGTCGATTGCCTTTGATATTGACGGCTCGACCTTTTTCCATATGGTGAGATATATGCTTTCGAGTTGCGATTTTAGGAGAGTAAGCTTTCCCCCGACGTTTCCTTGCATGGCGGTCGCCATTTTCTCGGCCGCGCCTGTCGAGCTGTTGACGGCTTTGGTTAGTTTGTCATAGTCCGCTGGCGCGGCGTTGACAATAGCAAGCAAGCCCGACATGGCTTCCTGTCCGGCAAGCGATTTAGCGAGTTGTGTTTGTTCAGACTCGGAAAGTCCGTCAAAGGCTTTTCTTAAATCGTCTATAACCGTGCCGAGCGGTTTCATCTTGCCCTGGCTGTCGGTGATAGAAATACCGAGCTTTTCCATAGCCTTTGCACATTCGGCCGGAGGTGCGGAAAGCCTTGTTAAAACGCTTCTAAGCGCGGTTCCGGCTTTCTCGCCCTTAATACCCGCGTTCGCCATTAAACCAATTGCGACGGCGGTGTCTTCCATGTTATAACCAAGCGCTCCCACGATCGGAGCCGCGTATTGGAAGGTCTGCCCCATCATAGAAACGTTGGTGTTTGCGTTTGAGCTTGCGGCCGCCATTACGTCGGCAAGTTTTCCGGCGTCACCGGCCGCGTAGCCCATAGCCGTTAAAGCGTCCGTCACAATGTCGGAAGTCGTTGCGAGGTCTTCACCCGAAGCCGCGGCAAGGTTCATAACTCCCTCTATACCGTTAAGCATGTCTTCGGTTTTCCACCCTGCCATAGCCATATAGTTAAAGGCTTCGGCGGATTCGGACGCCGAGAACTTTGTTTTGCGGCCCATCTCTTCCGCTTTGGCGGTAAGCTTATCCATTTCGTCGGCGGTTGCTCCGGAAACGGCTTCGACCTTACTCATAGCAGAGTCGAAGTCGATTCCGGCGTTTACCATATCACGCGCCATAGTTTTAAGGCCACTAGAAACGCGCCGTATTACGTCCGTCGCTAAGTTTGCTAAAATCCCTTTAAAGACGGTAAACCCGTCGCCCGCGCTCTTTGCTTTTTTGCCAGCGTTCTCGGTCGAGTTGCCAAGGTCTTGCGTTTCGTCGGCGGCTTTAGCGGCTTGATCTGCAAGCTTTCCAAGTTGCTTTTCTGTCTTTAAGACAGCGGCTTGCGCGGAAGTTTGCGCCGCTTCGTTCTTTTTAATCGTTTGCTCGTTTTTATCGTATTGAGTATTAAGCTCTTTAAGCTCTTTTTCGAGGTTATTGACAACTTTAGCTTGCTCTTGATATTCCTTCGAGTTCGTACCGTATTGTCGGGCGATCTCTTCAAGTTTAGCCTTTTCTTTGTCAAGCTGGCTTTGAAGGTTTTGGATTGTGGTTTTGTTTTTTTCTTGCTGGGTCTGCCACTTTTTAAGTTGCTCGGTGACAGTTGCAAGCTTTTGTTTTTGAATGTCAAGTTTAGAGGTGAGGTCTTGCGAGCGTTGAGAAATAGCGGAAAGAGACTTGTCGGACTTTTCATAAGTCGCGGAGGTGAGCTTTTGTTGCGCGGCGACCTGTTGAAGTTGTGTTGCGATATTTTTAAGCGCTTGCCTATAAGCTTGCTCGCCGACAAGCTTAATCTCACCACCAAATCCGGCCATAAAGTCTCAATCCTTTCTGTTAAAACCACTCGCCGTCTTCTTTTTTGTGAGCTTTAGCGGCCGCGTCCTTATAGGTCGTCCCGGTCTTCCGTAGCATAAGCTCTAGGTCGAAGTCGTTTTTGTAGTGGCTATATAGTTTATTAAATAATGTCAATGTAATGTGTCCGGCCTGTTTGTAAGTTAAACCGAGCTTATTGCGCCCGATAAATCTAAACCAGGAGAAGTCGACCGGTTCGGGTTCTTTTTCTTCTTCTTCGTCCTGGACTACTCGTTTTTTGAGTCCTCGCCCCCCTGGTTGCTTTCAATGGCAAGTTTATTAAGCTTGTTCACCATTTCGTCAAGTCCGATTTCGGTAAACATGCGCCCGACAAACTTTGCCGTCACCGGCTTTTTATCTCCGCCGGTCTCTTCGTTATCCATGTCAATCCCCTCGTTAATCATGTGAAGATAAGCAAATTTGACGGCCTTAATATCCGGCTCGCCTTTTTCGTATTTCTCACCTGTCGCGGTTTCTACAAAATCCCCTGTCTTTCGCTCTTTCACGTCTCCAGTTATGAAGTCAAGCCATTTCGCAAAAGTGCCGTATTCTTGTTGGATTTCCTCTAAGACGTTTAAGTTAAAAACCAACTTGTATTTTTGGCCCTTATATTCGAGCGTATCACTAATATCTTTCATTTCATCTAGCTCCTATAATTACATTTGCAAAAATTTTGTATGTATTGGTAAAGTAGGCGGGATTTCTCCCGCCTTGCTTTACGTAAACAAGCCCTCAAGGTAAGTGATAGCTTCGGCTTTGGTGTCGAAGATTTTGCTCTTAGACCAAGTGCCGTTAGCGTCACCGAGAGCGGCAACAGTACCTTCGATTTCGTAGGTGCTGAACTCGACGGATTCGCCTTTAGTGGTGTCGTCTTGAGACGGCTCGGAGAATTTAACCTTCGAGAGGAACTCGACTTTGTATTTGAGTGCGTTATCGCGCATAACGGTAACGATACGGCCGAGACCGACATAAGGCGCAACGTCCGTAGTCGTTCTAACCATTTCGCCTTGTGCGTCGACGGTGTGGCCGAGAAGGTCTGCGAGAGTTGTGTTGTCTTCGCGGTCAATTCCCATTGTTACGGTTCCACCTGCAAAAGAGGCGTCGCTTTCTTGTAGCGCGTCGTCCGCATAAAGCGAAGCGTCGTTATTTTCAATCTCGACAGAGCAAGAGACAGCTTTGCCGGGAGTTTTTGCGGTGCCATAAGTAGCGGCTCCGCCTGTTCCTTCGGTAAGTACGCCATACCTGAAGTTATTTAAGCCAATTTTAGCCATTGTGAGTACTCCTTTCTATGCTAAAACTTAAGGTTTTGTGGTAGTAGCCAGTGTCGTCCTCGAACATATCGCTCGAAGAACGGTTCGGTTGCCACCTAAAACCGTTGCTTTCTAATAATGTTTTTACTTCTTCAACTATCGGTATATAGTTCCCTTTGGAGTAAATATCGAAGTCGTAGAAGTCAATGTAGTTTAAGAGGTCGTCGTCGCCGGATAGAGGATTTTGCGAGTCGGTTTGCTGGTAAGTGATATAAGTTTCCGCGTTGCCGTTATAGCGCAAGAATTTTACGGGGATTTCTACCTCACCGACTGTAAAGCCGGTAAAGATTTGTTCGATTAGTCCGTTTGGATTTTCGTACATTATTTTAATAATCCTTTGCTTAATTCTTGTTGTGCTTTTAGCATTGCGTCCGTTATGCCGTTTGTATCGGAAAACGCCGGTCGAACGAATGGGTGTTTTTGGCCGTCCCAATATCGCCTAAATTGTCGCGGCATGGTTCGGCTTTTTACGCCATATTCGACGAGGTTTCCTAGTAGCGATACCGGTATTCC